ATCTCTCGTTCCATAAATCGCCCCATCACTACGCAATTCACCTCCAGCAACATCAGTATTCTTTGCAGTCTTACCCACCAACACGTTGCCTGATGAGTCTATGCGCATACGTTCTGTATCGTTAGTATATAGGAGTAGTGGGTTGTTTTCACGCTGGATGACATAAGCTGTTCCATTGTAACTTAATAATTCAAATCCGTCAGCTGATCCATGCCCAGAAGTGCCATCAGTCAAGTGAAGTGATGAGCCAGTTGAGGTTGCTTGAACATGTAAGTTTTTACTGTAACCTGAAGCTGTTGATGCTGTTCCTCCAATCCCAACATTGCCTGATGAGTCGATGCGCATACGTTCTGCGGCATTAACAGTAAATTGCATATGATTATCGCTATGGTCATAAAGTAAACGACCTACATTTCCATCTTGAGCGTCTCCAAATTCTATGAAAGAACCGCTAGTATTCCCTGCTTTGATTTGCAGTTTAGAGTTTCCTGTGCTTTCAAAAAGTACCTCACCTCCTGTTACATGCAAATTCATGGCAGGCGTACTCGTACCAATACCAACTCGGCCTGATGAGTCTATGCGCATGGCTTCTAAGGGGGTGCGTGAAGGATCTGTTCCATCTAAGTTAGCCACATTAAAGGTCATAGCTCCAAGGTACCAACTAGTAGGGTCTGTCTTAAAGTCTATGCTTGCTATTTTAGAAAGATTATTATTGTAACCCCTTGCCTGACCTACTAGAGACATAACAGTGGTATCTGCTTGCCCATCTGCTCCTGCATTTGTTGCTACTAAATTGACTGTCGAGGCATCGTACCAATGAGTTAATCCGAGTGGAGAACTCGTACCAATACCAAGCGATTCAGCGGAACTGTCCCAGAAGAACTTAGCAGTTGTGCCTGTGTCCTCGTAGAAGCTGATGTCGCCGCCTTCTGTAATTCTTAATGCCTGAACCTCGCTTACATCTATTTGAAATCTTGGGGATGAACCTGAGTTAGTAGCATCCACATCTAATATTGTAACTCCGTTCAAATCAGAATATAACTTTGTGAAAGAACTGTTACTGCCATTTCTAATTGTTAGGAAAGATGAAGTATCGCCACTATTAACAGTTAAACCATCTGTTACAGTTGTTCCTGTAACGTCAATACCTGTTGATGTTGTTTGAAACTTCTGATTGCCATCGTGATATATTCTAACTTCACCATCGGCATTTCCAAACAGATAAGTTTCACCTGTATATTTACCGATAATAACATCATTGCCACGAACATATAAATTTCCAGTACCTGCATCATCAACATAGCTATTAGACCCATCATGGTAAATCTGTAGGTCAGACCCAGCACCGAAGATGGCTTTGTCGTTGTCACCGAATGACAAGTTACCCGTCATGGTATCGCCAGCAACTTCAACATAACGTGCATCTGATGCAGTCTTAGTATAATGATCTGCTAATACAAACGTACCATAAGCTACAATATCAACTACATCATTTACTGATGCACCTGATGCTAATGTGATGCTTGTACCATTTGTAGCTGTGAAGTCTGTGCCAACTAATAGTTTAACACCATTGAGATACACATCAATATAGCCAGTATCATATGTAGCGGCAAATACTGTTTGACCTGCCGTAGCTGTATATGTGGTACGTTCTGATGTACCATTAACCGCAGAACCTGCTGACTGCCAACCACCAGAACCGTATACGTTCATAATGTTAGTTGTGCTGTTAAAGTATAATGCACCTGTGATAAGAGCATCACCATCATTGTCTACTGTAGGAGCAGATGACTTAGCACCTAAGTATCTATCATCAAAGTTGTCATAGGAAGCTGCGGCATTAGTAGCACTTGTAGCCGCAGATGTTGCAGAGTTACTTGCCGCAGTAGCTGAAGTAGCCGCATTGGTTTCACTTGTAGCGGCATTCGTAGCTGAAGTAGCGGCGACAGTAGCTGAACCTAAGATACCATCTACATACGTTTTATTAGTAACATCAGTACCAGCAGTAGGTGTAGCAAGACCAGTGATCTTATTGTTACCCATAGCTAATGCACCAGACATTGTATCACCTGTCTTAGCTACACGGGTATCTCTCTGTGCATCTGTATATGCTTTAGTTGCTACGTCTTGTGCTGATGTAGGATCACCTGCACCTGTAATCTTGTTGGTACTCATTGCGATAGCACCTGTCATTGTGCCACCAGCTTTTGGTAGTTTAGTCGCAATGGAGTTAGTTACTGTAGTGCTGAATGCATCATCATCATTTAGAGCATCAGCTAGTTCACCTAGTGTATCTAGCCCTGCACCTGCATCACCAATCAACGTAGATATTTCATCATCTACATACTTCTTAGTTGCGGCATCAAGATCATTAGTTGGAGCAGTAAGATTTTGTATAGTAGCTGATGTACCAGCATTCATGTTTAACGTACCATCAATAGTTACGTTAGTGAATGTAGATGTACCAGAACCTGCCGTTACGTTACCAGTTAGATTACCAGTGACGTTACCTGTTACATTTCCTGTATGAACACCAGCAGTATTACCAGTTACGTTACCAGTAATATTACCTGTGATACCACCTGATGAAGTTAGTGTAGTAAATGCACCAGTGGATGCAGATGATGCACCTATTGTAGAACCATCTATAGAGCCACCATTGATGTCTGCAGTAGCTAGGGTAGCTTGGCCTGTTGTAGATAGCGTTGTGAAGCTACCTGCGGCTGTTGCAGAAGCACCTATAATAGTACCATCGATGTTACCACCGTTAATGTCTACAGTAGCAAGTGTTGATGTACCTGAGGCACCTAGTGTAGTGAATGAGCCTGTGCTTGGTACTGACGCACCTAGTGCAGCTCCATCTATCGTACCACCATTAATATCGGCTGTAGCGGCTACTAAAGAAGTGTTGGCATTAAGTGTCGTAAATGTACCTGCCGCTGGTGTAGCTGAACCTATAGTGGCATTATCAATAGCTCCAGAGTTAAGGTCTACGGATGTAATAGTTGTAGTGCCTGTAAGTGTTGATGTACCTGTAACACTCAAGTTATTGTTTAGTGTAGCACTTGTGAATGTAGCAGTTGTAGGTGTTGAAGCACCTAAGATAGTACCATCAATATTACCTGCATTAATATCTACAGTAGCTAGTGTGGCTGTACCTTGTAAGTGTAAATCTTTAAACTTAGCTGAGCTTGAACCTAAGTCAATATCATTAGTTGTAACTGGAAGTATAACACCATCTTGGAAACGTACTTGTTCTACAGCAGCTGAGGATACTTCTACGAATACACCAACTGTATTATTGTTAGTGTTTATAACAACTTTGTTTAGCGCATCAACATCACCGATAAGTGGAATGTATCCACCTTCTCCTGTTGAGCCATCATGCTTGTGTCCACTTGATACAGCAAATGCATCACGGAGTTTGTTATACTCAGCGTTAATAGGTGCTGCACGAAGTGTAGCTGTTGGTACTATGTCTGCTATAGACTGTCTTACGTAACCTGCCAAAGTATTATCTCCTGTCGGCTGTCTCATACGTCAAGGCTATTGCCTGTATAGTATGACTTGCATTTGTATTGTTTGTAACATAATTCACTGAAACAGAATTACCTGACCCAGATATGTTGGTAAGAGTTTTAGGGGATGGGTTACCATCATATATACCACCTGCTCCATATATAGCTGTACCATAAATGGAAGCAGCTCCCTCTGTAGTAAACTCATAGTTTGTTGGGCTTACTGTATTTGTATCATCATAATCATACGATACACCAACAAATACTTCTGTGTTACCTTCAGACTTAAGGTATGTATTTACTTTATGCACTACCTTACGTACCTCTGGATCTTCCATGTAAAAGTAAGGGCTTTGATATAGACTAAATATATCTTGTCCATCAAAACTATTACCTCTTTCTTGGCGATGTACTTTACCAGAACCATCACCGTGTATTACGTGTTCAAACTGTCCTATATATCCACTATCAACGCAGTTAGCTTCTATACCAATCAACTGACTATACTCAAAGATACTCTGTTTATTCTGACTCTTACGTATACCACCTATTAAAGATAGAGATGAGTCATTCTTAAAGAAGAATCTAAACTGTGACTTCTTCCTAAGTACCACAATAGAAATGTCTGTTATCTGTTCTGATAAATAGTAGTTATCGAAGATAGACTGTATTTCTTTAGACACAGTAGCAAGTTCAACATCACCAATTTTATCAGTACCAGAAATAGGACGTATACCATCAGGTCCTAAGAAAAGTAAGTCACCACCAAATTCTACTACAGAATCAGGAGCAAGGCAACCCATATTTGAAGTAACATTCTCTAAGACAAAGTTAGCTGCATTATTACCTGTCAGCCTTTTAATATTGTTAGCACCAAAGATGTATAATTGGTTACGGAACTTTTTAATAGCTGTTATAGTATAACCTACATTAATAACACCAGCACCATTTGCAGGGCTAAAGTCAGAGTAGTTTAGAGGAGCACTAAAATATATATTATATGGTTCAGAGGAATCACCACACAGAAAAATGTGAGATGCAAACTCTTCAGAATATTTAGGGTCATTTGGAGCTTGTGCGTGTGTTATCTGTGAGTATGCAGTACCATTATATGCAGATGCAGGGTTTACTCCATCCGTAAGAAGTAATACTTCACCTGCCCAGTTAAAGCTAGTAAATCTTATTTTACTAACATTAGTCATATCAGGATTGCCAACCTCAGGTATAGCTACCCAAGAATCACTTGAATCCTGCCACTTGTATAAGTAGTCGTGACCAGATGTAGGTTTTCTACATGCAAATATACCATCATCTAAGTTGCCATTTACTGCTACACCTAGCACAGCACCTGTCCCTGGAACAGTACCATATTCATTAGAGTAGCCACTAACACGACGATAACCACCAGCTAAAGCAGGTTCATAGTTTATCATGCGTATGGCACTACCTGATAAGTTTGAAGCTTGGGTTAAAGGATCAACATTAGTGATCAATCCTCCAGCACAAACTGATAGGTATGTATTAAGCTTATCTGCCATTTAAACATCATTCTTATAGAAAGAGTTTCCTACTCGGTTTATTACAGTAGACCTTAGGTAATCTTTAGTATCTACTAATAGTCTACGCATAGTCTTTATACCTTTTTTAAACTTATCCGCATGTAACTGTGCAGACTGTTCATTAGATCTAAAGTGCATTAAGTACATCATAGCACCATCAAGTACTACATGTCTAAATCTGTCAGGTATTATACAAATGTCATCACTGAGTGTTAAATCTGCAGGGAACTTCCAGTAGCTATACTCTATAACATAAGAAGCATCAGGAGGAGGCGTGACTCCAAACTTAGTGCTCTGTGTTTTATATACAGTAGTAGGCTTACCATAGCCACTTACACCAGCTACATCATCTATGCTTCTCTTTTCTGATACATAACTTTCGTAAGAGATACTAGGTAGGTGTGTAGGATGGGCAGATTCTGCATTTGTTAGATAGAAAGTT